GAATTCATGTTCGTTCCTTCGTCTTAGACGAGAACCGAACACTCCTTAAATCACACCCTCAATTCTGTGCCATAGGCGCTGATCCCGGACAGATTTCGAAGGAGAGCTGCGGCAGGCGGTTGCCGTAGTTGCCGAGCGGCAGCTCTTCGAAGACGACGTAGGCGGTACCGCGATAGGCGGGCGTGCTCGCCGCGCCCATTTTGGCCGAAATGAATGGGTCGGCCGTCTGTGTCTCGTCACCCGGATACCAGCGCCAGGTGATCCCGGCAGTATCAAGCAGCTTGCCATCGGCCCAGATGCGACCGATCCCGGTGATCGGACCTTCACACACGGCCACGGCGAAGGAGGCATAGTAGAGGTACTCGGTGGTCTGCACCTTGCCGCCGCCGCCACCTTTGCCGCCGCCCTGCGTGGTCGTGTTGATCTCCTCGCGGAAATCGGTCGCCCAGACGATGTTGCCGCCCATCCGCATCCGTCCATAGACACGGGGGATGACAGCTCCCTCGGTGGACGACGTGATGCGCAAGCTGTCGAGGCGCGGGCCTTCGATCCGCTGGGTGGGCGCCAACGAGGAAATGATCCAGCTGTCGACGACCGAACCGATGGCGGAGCCGACGAAGCCGCCAATCGTCGCCGCGCTCACGCCGAGGATGGCCCCGCCGATGCCGCCGCCGATGGCAGCGCCAGCCACGCCGAGAACGAGAGTTGCCATCGTGGATCAGATCTTTTCCGGGAAGAGGAAGGCGAAGGCGATGCGCCGGTGCCAGGATTGCGTGAGTGGCTCTTCGATTACGCCCAGCCGCTCATAGGCGTGAAGGAAGGCGTCGGGTCCGGTGAGGATCCCGACATGCTTGGCGATGGCGCGGGGCTTCATTCGGAAGAGGACCAGCGCGCCGGGACCGGCATATGAGGGGTCGACCTCGATCATCATGCGCCGCGCGCCGTCGGCCAGGACCTCGCACGGACCAGTTTCGCCCCAGTCGCGGCTGTAGGGCGGGATCATGAACGGCTCGGATCCCACCACCTCGCGCCAGACCCCGCGAGCAAGCCCGAGGCAGTCGCACCCCACGCCTTTGAGGGACGCCTGATCGTGGTATGGGGTGCCAAGCCAGGAGCGCGCGGTGGTGATGATGCGCTTGGGATCGGCGGGGATCACAACACTCCTCCGTCGTGGCCACCGTCTCTTGTCGCGTAGCGCAGGATCGTGTCCTGGCCGGGGATGTGCGGAAAGCCCCGGAAGCTGGCGGTGTTGGCGAACTTTGTCCCGCAGGTCTCGATGCGCTTGTCGCAGCCGGCGCGGATGGTGAAGCCGTCGCTCTCGGCGATCGCGCGCACCGGCGCTTCCAGCAGCGTCAGCACCGCGACACCGTCCGTGACGTCATGGCCCAGAACCTCCGTGCGCAGCCCCGCGTTTGCGCCGCTCGTCCAGTCCAGCGTGCCGAAGGTGAACCAGCCGGAGGTAAAACCGGCGAGTCCCGAGGCGGTGAAGGCGCGGTCGCGCAGGAGATCGATGACGGCGCCGGTACCTTTGAAGGCGGGATCCTCGAGATCGACTTTACAGCGCGCGTCGCCGAGCTCCGCATCGCAGGTCGCCTGGAAGGTTCGCCCGACCGTCTGGCCGAGCACATGCGCGAGCGACCGAACTTCTGCGACGAAGGCCAGCCGCCCGCGCCGGATCTGGCCGATGGCGCCGCGCCGCATCAACATGCGCTGATCGGTGTCGGTCCAGTTCACCCGCCAGACCTCCACCTCCGCATTGTCCCAGCGGCCGTCGAGAATGTCCGTCTCGGTGATGCGGTCGGAGGTCAGCACACCCTCGGCATCCTGCGCATCGACCGAGAGGTCCGAGCCCGAACGCACCTCGGATGCCGTGAGCCCGCTCTCCGGTTCGAAGTCGGTGCTGTCGAAGGTCAGCGTCCGGTCGTGGTCAGTGAAGCCGAAGGTGACGCCATCGGCACGGATGATCCGCCAGCACCAGGCGAGCGTCGTCGTGCCCTCGTCGAGATGGGCCTGAAAGTTTGGGTCGAGCGACTTCATCGCCGGATCTCCAGAAGCGGAATGGACGTGATCGAGCCGAGCCGCTCGAGGTCGAGCGTTACGTCGAGCGCATCGGTGTCGAAGCGGACGGGCACGTCGAACTCGAAGCCGGCGGAGATGGCGACACCAGTGCCCGGCGCGGCGCTGAAGCTGACGACGCCGGTCGCGGTGTCGACCGACCAACCGGAGGGCTGCTCCACCCCGCCAAGCGCAATGCGCACGGTTTCGGTCACTGGCTTGGCGATGGCGCGCGTCCAGGATTGCGCGCCGGAGGCGTAGCGCTTTATCAGCTGGAAATCGGTCGTCGTGCCGTCGCCGGTGCCGATAGCTTGGTCGTTCGGCGATGGCGCACCCGAGGGCAGGCACGACTTGTGATCGCCCCAATCCTTGAACCGGAAGCCGTGGAGCCGCCCGTTGCGCGCCTCGAAGAATGCGACGACTACCGCCAGGTCATCGGCGCGACGGATGCCGTAGGCGACGTCATATCGACGGCGCGAGTTCGCCCAGCTCGCGTTGCGCTCCTCGTCGCCTGAGAAGAGCTCGACGATCTGCGTGCGCCGCTCGGGACCGCCGCGTGCGCCCCTGCTGATATCGTCGGGAAACCGGACATCATGAAACGCCATCACATGCCCCTCCGGCCGAGTGACACGGCGCGGGCGATGTCAGCAGCGACCTGCGTTCGTGACTGGCGGAAGCTCTCGGCGTCGCGGGCCATGATAGTGACGTTGACCCCGCCGCCTGCGCCGTAGCTCTGCGCCTCACGCCGCGAGAGCACGCGCTCGCCCCGCTGCAGGATCGCGGGCACCTCATCATGGCGAAGACCAACGGTTCCCCCGGAGTGCATCCGGGGCGCTGTGGCGAAGGCGAGCGCAGGCACCATACGTGCTGGTCCGCCACGACCGACGATGCCGCCCGCGTGCAGCACATTTGCGAACAGGCCACCGGCCTGGCCGAGAATGCCACCAAGCGCATTCGCGATTGGGCCGAGGATGAACCGCCTTGCCGCGAGCTTGGCGAGATCGGCAATGAGCGACGTGACGAGGTCATTGAAATTGAGCTTGCCCGTTTTCACGAACTCGCCGACCGCGTTCTCCGCCGACTGGAAGGCGCTGACGAGGTTCTGGCCGATATCGCCGCCGATCTCCCGTGCCTTGCTGGCATAGTCGATCAGCGCAGCGGTCACCGCCTGCCACCCGGTGACCGCGGACTCGGTGTCGGGCTTCGCTGCGGCAGCCGCCGTTCCGGCGGCAGCACCTGCTTCCGTGGCTGCGCGCCCGGCATCGCCGAGGGCGCTTTCGAATCGTTCGGCCGCATCCGTGGCATCGGTCAGCGCAGAACCGTCGGGTTCACTGGCGCGTGACAGTGCCTGACGCAGCGCTTCGATCGAGCTGAGGGGCGCTACTGCGGCGTTTGCTGCTGCCCTCGCAGAAGCCGCGAGCCGGTCAGCCTCTGCACTTGCCTCCGCAGCCGCGCCAGCCGTTTCGTAGAAGGCAGATCCGGCGCTGACCGCCGCTCCATAGACGCCAAGCATGGCGGACTCCATGCCTGGAATGCCGTCGAGGCCGCGCGCCACGGCGTGCAGGAAGTCCGCCCAGGTCTTCTGGATCTTTTGGAGCGCTGAAAGCCAGCCTGCTCGAATGGAAGCCCATACCGACTGCAGGGAAAGCGAAAGCGACTCTCCGCCCAGCTTGATCCGGTCCCAGACCTCCGAGGCGACATCGCCAAGCAAAGCCATCGCATTGCCGAAACCACCGGCGCCCTGGGCAAGTTGGGTGAACTGGTAGATCAGTTCGCCCGCGCCAACGATCAGCGCACCAATTCCGGTTCGGATGAGCGCCCCGCGTAGAACAACGAGAGCGGTTGCGAGGCCCCGCACCGACAGCGCCGCTGCTGCCAGTCCCGCAACCCAGCGGCCGCCGAGGAATGCGGCGAAGGTCGCGGCATAGGTGGTCAGGCGACCGATGTTGTCGAAGAGCCCGCGGATTGCGATGCCAAGTGGACCGGTGCGGCTGGCGACAACCGCGATGGCGTCCGCCACTGCTTGCAGCGCCGGCGCGGCGGCAACGGCCAGCTGGTTGGAAAGTCCCCGCCAGATCAGCCCGAGCCGCGAAATCGCGTCGTTCGTCCGCTCGATCTGGTCCGCATCCTGCTCCGAGACCACGACCCCGAATGCGAGCACGTCCTCGGTCGCCTGGCGCAGCGTTGCCGTGTCTATCCGGCTCATGGCGATCGAGCCTTCTTCGCCAAAGAGCTGACCGGCCACGGCGGCACGCTCCGCAGCCGGCACGAACTCCTCGATGGCGGCATTGATCGCGCCGATGCGCTGATCCAGCGGCAGGGCGATCAGCCCGCCGGCCGAGAGCCCAAGACGGTCCAGTGCGTCGGCAGCGGGGCCCGTTCCGGCGGCCGCTTGGCTGAGGCGCCGCGTCAGATCCTTCGTCGCCTGTTCGATCCCGGACATCGAGACGCCTGCCAGTTCGCCCGCGCGCTCCAGCGTCTGGATCGAGGCAACGGTGGTGCCGAGGGACTGTGCGAGCTTCGCCTGCGCATCGACCGTTTGGAGACCAGACCGGATCATTGCCACGCCAGCGGCGGCAGCGGCGGCCACGGCGGCGGCACCCGCTACAGCCACACGGCGGGAAAACGCCGCGAGCCGGGCGTTCGCCGCTTCCATCTCACGGCTGAGCCGCCCGAAGCCGCGCGATCCTGCTTCGCCAACGCCCTCGAGTTCGGCGCGCACTTGCCGCCCGCCGACTGCGGCGAGCCGGACGGAGACACGCTTCTCAGCCATTGGGACGTTCCACTTGTTCGTTCAGCTTGACCACCATCACCGCCTCGATGACGGGCAGCAGTTCCGCAGTGGCGAGCGGTGGCACGCCGAGCGCCTCGCCGAGCGCCAGCGCGGCCGACATGTCCCAGCCGATCACCGCGCCCGGCAGGATGCGCAGCTGGCCGCCGAGACGTCCGACGAGGTCCCAGACCTGCCAACCCTCCGGCGTTTCCGGACGGTTCAGCCGCGCCGGGCAGTCCGGGCAGGCTTGCGCACAGGCTTCGCAGTAGCGCTCGCCCCCACCGAAGGACCATTCGGCGAGAGCGCGGAGCCGTTTTTTTCCTGTTCCAGCAGCAAACCCTTCGAGACATAGGTCAGCTGGAAGGCCTCGAAGATTGGCCAGATGTCGAGCAACGCGTCGATGCCCTCGGGGCTGGGGTCGATGGGTTTGCCGTCGGCGTCGCCGATACCCTCCCAGGCGAGCACCGCTCGCCGCGCCAGCGCTTTGGCGAAGGCGACGGCACGCTCCTCGTCGGACGCGACTTCCGAAACCGCCTCGATTACCGGATCGCTGCGCGTCGCCACCATCAGCGCAGTGGTGAGCGGGCGCAGCTGCACCCGCACGCCGGGCGCCAGATCATGCCAGCGCGGCGCGTTCGTCAGGTCGAGCGTCAGCATCAGTATTCCTCGATGTCGTTGATCAGGGTGGCAGTGCACATCCGGCCGACCACACTGTCGCGGGCGGCCTGCCAGTCGAACGTCGCCTGCACGCCCTGCGGTCCCGAGATCTCGATCCGGGGGCGCGGCAGGTAGACGGCGTGCACGGTAAAGGTGAAGCTCTCACCAGAGGGCAGCGCATAGGCGAATTCCAACTCGCAGGCCTCGCCGTTGATCGCCTGTGTCACCAACGTCTGATCGGTGAAGCGCACCTCGATGGAGCCGGTCAGTGCCGCGATGGACGGGTCCGCCCCATCGATGCGGCCGTCCGCCCGGATCGTCTCGATCCGGTCGATGTTGTTCGCGTAGGTGATGTCGGCCGAGACTACGTTGCCGAGGGCGGAGCCGTTCCTGGTAATCGCACCGTTGAAATGGCCGAAGCGCTTCAGCTCGAGCGCAGCAGGCGTTCCGGCGCTGGTGGTCGTCCCGACTGTCTCGCCCTGCGCCACCAGCCGCGCCGTCGCGGTCAGAAGGCCAGAACGCTGCATTTGCCAGGTGATCTGGTCGAGCACGCAGCCAGAATACATCGCATAGCGCGGCACCTCGGGCATGCCCGTCTCGATCGACATGCTGGGCAGCGTCCACGACCCCGACTGGAACTCGTGGCTGTACGGGGCTTCCGCGCCGGTGGTCGTCGGCGCTCCGAACCCCGCCTTCAGCCAGAAGCCGAAGGCCTCGGCGTCGATGGGCACGACCACGTCGCCGTCCGCGGTCACCGCGTCCTTGATCGGAGCCAGCGGGTCCCGGCCGTAACCCAGAAGCTCGGAGTTCAGCAGCGGCTGCTCCGCACCGAGCGAGGTGCTGGCGAAGGGCATCTTCGTGAAGCCGCTCGCGGGCGGCGTTCCATAGGTCGTTTCGAACGCAAGCGCCATCAGCGCCCGCGCCCCCTGGGCTCGTGCCATGGTGGTCTCCTCAGGTTGTCGGGATCAGCCGAGCGGGTCGGCCGTGGTGTAGTGCAGGAGGACCGGGATCACGGCGGCCTTCAGGCTGGCGGCGCCCTCGACCGGCAGATCGACCGGTCGCGGCGCTTCCGCCTCCAGCCAGTCGCAAAGACCGCCCAACGTGCGGTCGGCGGTGAGTGCCGTGCCGATGCTTGCGCACAACGTGTCGAAGACGGCGTCACGCGCAGCGCCTTGGACAACCGCCTCGATCTCGGCCCGGTGCTGGTAATGGTAGCGCAGGGGCGACAACGTCACCTCGGGCTCGCCCGGCTCGCCGTCGCGCAGGATCAGCAGGCCCTCGGCTGGGACGCGCTCCGGCAGCGCCTCGCCGCGCAGAGCGGTGGCGGGCAGTGCCGAGAGCCGCGCGTGCAGCGCGGCGAGGATGGTTTCGCGTGAGGTGGGCATACGTTCATCCATTCACAGGTGTCGGCACCTTGTTGACAACGTCGCTTCGCCATCCTAAGTTCACGTGTGTCCGCACCATGTGAGGGAAAGCAGTGGCTACCGAAAACACGACACGCGTATCGTTTCGTCTAAAGACCGACATCTTTGACCTAGTTCAGAAGCTCTCGGCCGATGCCGGTCTGGATCCGTCAGCTTTCATGCAGAGAGCGCTGGAACGTGCTGTGTACGAGCATCTTCCGCCGGAAAGGCAGAAGGAGCTCGACAATTTGGAAACGCTTTACAACGCCGCGCAAAGCAAAGCGCGCGAGGTATTCGACGCCGGGCGCTTCGATGAACACTTCACGCTCACGGTTTTCCGCGAGCTAATGTCCGACTCGAATTCACGTCGGCTCTACGAGCAAGTGATTGAGGCTGATGCATATACCGATGGCGCGCCCAAAAAGACTCCGCTCAATATGTATCTTGGCTGGTACATCAAGAACGCGATCAGTGCCCAGCCGTTGCTGGACGATGCGGGGAAGCCACGGCGCGCGTTCGTCAAGGACGAGCCAATCAAGAGCTACACGTTGCTTCAGAGTGCGGGCGCTCGTACGCCTGTTCTGGCAGCTGCGCAGGAGGTTTGACCCGATGAGCGATCATACAAAGATCCTTGCCTCCATCGCAGCTTCGACCGACGCCGATCAGCTGCGACGCTTTCGGGAGAACGCTCAGAAGAAGGGCGTCACCGTTGTCGCAGATGCGGCATTCAGACGATTGGTCGAGATCCTCCCCGAACAGGCACCAGGTAGCATTGAACATGATTTCTGGATGACAATTCACGCTTTCGAGGAGGTCCTTCGGGACGAGCGCGGAAAAACCGTTCGCCTGTCCAGAACTCGGCAGAAGATTGGCCGAGTGGGTGTCAAGCAGACGTTGACAGATTTCGCTATGAGCAAAGCTCCGACCGATGGCTTCAACATGTTGATCGAACGAGGTCTCCCCGAATTGACCGGTGAAGCCCTCGTCCTAAAACACAGCGAATCCTTTGACCCAGAAATTCAAGCAGCAGCTAAGCAGCGCTTGGAAGATGCGGGCGTAGACATCACCAAGCTCCAAGCGAGCTGGTAGCCATTTTGCGATCCGTTTAGAGCCGCCCCTCCACCCAGTTCGCTACGATCAGCCCCGGCACGCGGTCGAGCGCGCGTTCAGCATCGCGGTTGAGGTCGAGCCGCTTCGGCAGCTTGACCTGCGGCACCAGCAGGAAGATCGGCGCTGTGACCTTGCCGCGCCCGGTCTTCGAGCGCGACACCACCGCCTGACCCTTCGTGTTCAGTCGCCCCTCCGCCACCAGCAGGCTCGGGGCCGTCCGGCGATAGACGAAGCGAAGGCGCAGCCCGCGACGCCGCTCCCATTCGCCGGGGGTGATCCTTCCGCCGCGCAGGGACTTGCCCGCCGCGGGCAGCGGGATCGCGAGCCAGAACCCGTTCTTCGAGCGGATTAGCGGTCCGGTATCGTGCGCGCCGACGATAACCGGGGCATTCGACCAGACCAGCGCCGCTGCATCGAGGCTCTCCCCCGATCTGGGGAAGTTCTGGCTCCGGATCGAGTTGGCCAGCCGGGTGCCGAGCCCCGCGCCAGTGATCTGCAACCGCCATGCGGACTTCAGTCCGGTCCCGGCCTCGCGCATGGCGGCGGTCACCGCGCGTTCGCCCGCCGCGACCTCGGCGGCCATCATCGCGACGATGTCGGGATCGATGTCGAGCTTCAGCTTCATGGCCATCACGCGGGCCTCAGATCGACAGTCCAGACCAGCCGTTCGCGGTCGCGGACGGGCTCGCCCTGGATCAGGAAGGCGTCGCCGTCGATCTCGATCCGGTCGCCGGGGCGCGGGCTCGCCACCTCGACGACCCGCAGGTCGATGCGGGTGGTCTCGGACCAGAGCCGCGCATCGCCGAAATCGCTAATCGCGTCGGCACGCCGAACGACGACGCGCACCAGGATCGGCGCGCCGCCATCGGCGACGTAGACGGCGTCCCGACCAATGTGCGGATCGGCAAAGAGCGCATCCACCGCGGCGGCGAAGGCGGACATCAGAAGCTCGCGTTCAGGCGCACTCGACCGACGGTGTCGCCCGCCCCGCCGGCCACCGCCTCGACGGCGACCCCGACAAGCGTGTTATCGGTCGAGACCGTGGTGGTGCGCTTGTTGGTGTTGTCCCAATAGACCTTGGCGCCGACGGTCCACGCTTGGCTGCCGACCTTGGTGATATCGAAGATGCCGACGAGCGCCGCCTCGACCGACTCGCCATTGGCGGCATCGCCGGAGGCGACGCCGAAGATGGAGCCGACGAGCAGGCCATCACCGGAGGCGACGGCATAGGGCGCGGTCAGGGTGATGGTGTTGCCGGGCTGGACGTAGTTTTTCATGGCTGGGTTCCTCGTGGAAAGTCGAAGGGCGGCCCGTCAGGACCGCCCGCGTGTCAGGGTTCAGGAAGCGCGCCTCACGCGCCCGGGTTCTTGTAGAGGCCGCGCCAGTCGATGGCCTTGGCGCCGAAGTCGAGGCGGCACTTGATCTCGACCCCGTCGACGTCGAAGCCGTTGCGCGTCTCGATGTAGGCGCCCTGTTGCCCTTCGAGATAGGCGTACTCGATGGTGTCGATCTGGTTCGGGCTCGCGGCCAGATACCAGGCAGTCTCGCTGGCGGCGTCGAGCCGGGGCTCGCTGATCGGCGCGAGGGTGCGGATCGACTGGGGCACCACGCTGGACGTCGCGGCGGGCACCAGGTTCTGCGCGACCAGCTGCTCGGCCTTCAGTTCCAGCGAGGCGGGCACGATCAGGAAAGCAGGCCGGACGTTCAGCACCGTCTTCTTGTCGAGGCCGGTCTGCTTGGCCATGGCGGCACGCGCCGCGCCAACCGCCTCGACCGCCAGCGCAGCACCGGTGCCCGCGAGGTTCTTGTGCGTGGTGTGGAAGAGCGCGTTGCCATCGGCCATCGCCGGGTTCGAGGTGATGATGCCCCAGACCACGTCCGACTCCAGCTGAGCGATGGAGTTGCCGTACATCGCCGGGATGCGGGTGAAGGCGTCGAGATCGTCGTTGATCAGGGTCTGGCGGGTGATCGCGACCACCCGGCCATAGGTCTTGACCTTGTAGCTCTCCTTGCTCTCGCCCAGCGTCCCGCGCTTGAACTCACCGCTCTCGCCGACCTCCAGAAGCTGCGGCGCTTCCCCGAGCTGGACCCGATGCATCGCCTTGAAGTCGGTGGCCAGCACCTGGCGGCAGAACAGCATGAACGTTCGGGGATAGGCCTCGTAGGCCTGCCGCAGGGTCTTGTTGGTGACCGCCGACAGGATCTCGGGGAAGTCCGATGTGGAATGCAGCGCCCGCGTCGCCACCTCGTCGCGCGACAGGCCGCGGGTGTTGCAGCTGGCGAAGACAGTTCATTCGACATTCTGGCCCTCAAACGCCGTGTTGGTCGTCGCAAACCGAGCAACCGAGTTGGAGGGCAATGATGGCGCGAGTCACGAGAAGGATCGGGGCTGAACCCGGACAACAGCTCGAGAGCGCCGGGACGGACCCCAATGTTCTCGCGCAACTCGCCGCGCTGAAACATATGACGGTGATCGAGCTGAAGACGAAGTGGGAGAGTCTCTACTGCACGCCCGCACCGAACAACAGCCGCAGTTACCTCGAGCTGAGGCTGGGTTACCGGATCCAGGAACTGTCCCTTGGCGGGCTTTCGCGCGAAACGCGGCGAACGCTGGACTTGTTGGCCAACGAGATCGAGGGCCAAACCAGACACAAGTCGATCATTACGGATCCACGCAACCCGGTCGTCGGCACCCGGCTCGTTCGCGAATGGGACGGGGTGGAACACACCGTCACTGTAATGAAGGACGGCTTCGACTTGCAGGGGCGCAAGTTCAAGTCGCTGTCGGCAGTGGCGCGGGCGATCACCGGCACGCAATGGAACGGCTACCGCTTCTTCGGACTGCGTGAAGGCCGGAGGGACGAGCGATGAGCCGGGCAGTGGAAGTCGTCGCAACCATGCCACGTCGCCAGCGCTGCGCCATCTACACCCGCAAGTCGAGCGAGGAAGGACTCGACATGGAGTTCAACAGCCTCGACGCCCAGCGGGATGCCTGCGAAGCATACGTGACGAGCCAGAAGGCCGAGGGCTGGGCCGCCATCCGCGAACGCTATGACGATGGAGGCTTCTCCGGCGGTACGTTGGAACGGCCCGGCCTGAAGCGACTCATTCAGGACGTCGAGGCCGGCCTGATCGACGTGATCGTGGTCTACAAGATCGACCGGCTGTCCCGCTCCCTGATGGACTTCGCCAAGCTGGTCGAGATTTTCGACCGCAATCAGGTGACCTTCGTGTCGGTTACGCAGTCGTTCAACACGACGACGTCGATGGGCCGCCTGACGCTGAACATTCTCCTCAGCTTCGCTCAGTTCGAGCGGGAGGTGATCGGCGAGCGCATCCGTGACAAGGTCGCCGCAAGCCGCAAGCGCGGCATGTGGATGGGCGGCCATGTCCCGCTTGGCTACGATGTGCACGACCGCAAGCTGGTGACCAACGAGGCTGAGGCCGCGACGGTCAGGATGATCTTCGGGCGGTTCGTCGCTATCGGCTCCGCCACGACGCTGGCGAAAGCGCTGGCGGCCGAAGGCGTGCTGAACAAGCGCGGCAAGCCGATCGACAAGGGCTTCCTCTACAAACTGATCAACAACCGGGTGTACCTCGGCGAAGCAGTCCACAAGGGCACGGCCTATCCCGGCGAGCACGAGGCGATCATCGATCGGGCCCTCTGGGACAAGGTGCACAGCATCCTGCAGGAGAGCCCGCGCCTGCGGGCGAAGAACACGCGCCGCCAGACACCGGCCCTGCTGAAAGGGATCATCTTCACCGAGACGGGCGCGGCAATGACGCCGACTGCGACGAAGAAGGGCACGCGCCTTTACCGCTACTACGCGTCGATGGACCTGATCCGAAATCGCCCGACCGGCCATGCCTCGGGACCCCTGCGTTTGCCCGCAGGCATGGTCGAGGACGCCGTCGTCGGCGAAATCCGCCGGATGATCCGCGTGCCCGAGATGGCGTCTCGAACGATCAAGATCCTCCGAGAAGAGAGCCCGACGGTTGACGAGCAGGCGGTCGTCAAGGCGCTTGGCGAATTCGATCAGCTCTGGGCGGCGCTCTATCCAGCGGAGCAGACCCGCATCGTCCAGCTTCTGGTCGAGCGGGTGACCGTCGGCGAAGACGGCATCGCCGTCGATCTTCGCCACGAGGGGCTGGGGTCGGTCCTGCGGGACATGATGGCGCCCCGCCAAAAGGAGGCCTGCGCATGACCGGCACGACGGACACCATCCGCGTCGTCATTCCCCTGACGATCCGCAAGCGCAACGGGCGGCCGAAGATCTTGCCACCCGACGATCTGACCATTCGGGACGGCCAGCCACAGGCCCCCCATGTGCTGCGCGCCATCGCCCGCGCCTGGAGCTGGCGACGGCAGCTGGAAACCGGCGCCGCTTCCACCATCCAGGACATCGCCGAAGCCGAGAAGATCTCCGACCGGTTCGTGAGCCGGATGATGCGGCTAGCCTATCTGTCGCCGGAGGTTCTCGAACACCTCGTCGTCAGGCGTGTGCCGCCGGCGCTTTCGTTGAACGATCTGGTCGCGGTCGCGGAGCGGCCTTGGTTGGAGCAGACGGAACTCGTCGCCGGATCATCGCCGGAGTAGAACGAGACATAGGTCCGTATGGTCCAGAAAATGCCTTCACACCGAAGTGGGCCATGACGGTGGATTCCCGAAAGCCGCCGTCGAATTCGGTTCGTTGGACACGACATGAGCTGTCAGACGGAGTGCGAACTCGCTGTGGTCGATGTGACTTTGGCTGTCGAGATAGGAGGTCGGGATTAGGGCGCCGTGTTAGCGGCACCTGGTGCGCGGGTTCACCAACTCCTCATCTTGAACAGACGGCCACTCTCTCCTTCGTCGTGGAGCTGCAACACGATCTCATCGGACGCGAACACGGGCTCGGCTGTCGAGCGATGTGGTAGGTCTGAGTCGATCAGAGTGATAATCGACTGGATGCCGAGGTCAGTATAGCGCCTGATGACGGCGAGGAGATTTTCCTTCTTACGGTCATCGAGCGATTCGAAGACACCGTCATGATAGACAAAGCGCGGGAATTTTTCCTCCAGATGCGCCCGCAGCACCGCTAGGTCGAAGGCGATGCACAGCAGTTTCTTATAGCTATGACCACGATCGGCACTTGTCGCATTACCGGCCTCGTCAAGCAGCTCGGCCCCGAATTCCAGATGCCCCTGCTGGTTTACGCCGACGCTCAGCAGCGCCTTGCTGTCGATCACTTCCTCCACGATCTCGTTGAAGTACAGGCGGATCGAAGAGAACAAGCTGTCCTTGTCGGCGCTTCTCGCCTCGACCTCCGCCTCGATCTCGGTCTGCAGGTGGATCTTCTCCTCAGCCAGCGTCCGAATCTCGGTCCGCAGCTGCTGAAGGCGGTGGATGAATTCGCGCTGGCGTTCAAGGGTTTCGATGTCGGCGCGCAGCGTCACCAACTCGCCCGACAGCCGCTTATATTTGGCGAAAGAGTCGGTCGCACTAAGGAAGGACAACATCTCCGAGCGGCGCTTGCCGAGCGTGTTCAGCTCGCTGTTGATGGTCTTGAGCTCGGCTTCGATCTCAGAGCGTTCCTCGACTAGATAGCCGTGACGCTCCTCGGTGATGGCCTTGTTGAAGGCGATGAGCTGTTGGAAGTCCTTCTTCACTTGGCCGGCAAAGAGCACGCCAGCTTCCTCAAACATCGCTCTGGCGTCTTCGGGATCGAACAGGATCTGGTCCTCCTCGAGCGAGGCGATGATCTTCTTGCGATTTTGCATAAGCGAGTATCGCCGCGCGTTCAGCGTAGCGATCCGCTCGTCGACCTGGTCGACCACCTGCTTGGTGTCGGCCTTGTCCTGCGTCCGGAAATCAAAGGCATCGAGCAGTTGCTGCTTCTTGTCGACCTCCTGGCGCTTCAGCAGCAGGATACCGTCTATTTTGCTTGCATCCTCGAAGTCCCCCCCCATTTCTTGGCGGACCGTGGCGGCCTTGCTCTGCTTGTCCTCGAGCGCCTCCGCCTTCTCGTAATGGCGGGTGATGATGGCGGCGTTGAACCCGAGGATATGGGCTAGGAAAGGCTTCCAATCGGCATGCTTGTTAGCGAATTTGCCGAGCTGGAACACATCGCCGAAATCACTTTGCGACCGCAGGAAATAGCCAAGCCCTTTGCGGTAATGCCATGGCTTGAGCGACCGCCAGTCGAGCAGGCTGTCAAGCAGTTCCTTAGCGCGGTCGAACGGCAGGTCGACATGGTCCCACTCACCATCTGGTAGCGTCGTGAAGTCTTGGTGGCGCGCAGCATGTTTCTTGAAAGCGATCCTACTCGCCTCCTCCACGCCACGCCGGACGGTCACATAGCTGCCTTGGGCGAGCTCGATCTCGAAAAAGAACAGAAAGTCTCGGAACAAGTCGAGATGTTTGAATAGGAAGAACTTGGGGTCGCGGCCGGCAAGGAAACCGAAGTCGAGCAACCGGCCGAGCGTCGTCTTGCCCAGATTATGCGTGTCCCGATTGCGGTTCTCCGGCAGACGGATCTCAGCGAGCACGACGTTGAGCTCAGGCGTGAACTCAATGGGCACGAAGATGTCGGACTTGTTCGAATAGAGCTTAGATGGCTTCATTCTGGCCAACATATTCAAGTGCGTCGGTCTTGGGATGGTATTCTACAAGTCCCAGCAGGAAGAGGAAATTGAGCGCCGGCAGGAACAGCACATCGCCACCGACCACGGCCTTGCGCGCATAAGCGAAAAGCGAATCATAGTCGCACAGCCGCTTCGCTCTCAGCCGCATCAGGACGAGCAGCGCTACATTGATGACTGTACGGTCGGGATGCGCGTGTTTACTGGGCCTCAGCATCCGCCACCTCCCCGATATCGCAGTTCCAGTACATATAGAAGACCAGAGCGCGCGTCAGGCGCTTGTGCTTTGTTTGGCGCAGCACCGGATCACGCTGAAGCAGTAGGTCGATCAGGTAATTCATCACAGAGTCAAAATTCTGATACTCGTTGCGCTTGGCAATAATCTTGAGCTGGAATTCTTCGACCGCGGCTTCGTATGACTTCAGGATCTCGAGGTTTTCTGGCGCAGCCAGAAAAGTGCGGATCTGCGCGGTGTCCTTCAGATAGCGCTTGCGCAGCTCCTTGGCGTATTCCGCGGACATGCTATTGAGCTCATTCTTCTGCTCATAGCTCGTACGCTCGCCTGGCGGCGCATCCAGCACCTCGGCGATCTCGGCATCATGGCTCGCGAACGCCTGAACAACCTGGGCAAGTTCGTCCGGTGAAACAATTAGCGGTGAATCCACCGGATCGAGCTCCGCGAGCTTGGCCACCTCGGGGAATTCCTTCAGCCACAGCTCCAAACGTTCGATCCCGCATAGATACACCGATGCCTCCGGAAGGCCGCACTCCTTGGAAATGTGTGCCGTGATCACCTGGTCCGCGTTGCCAGCGAGCCGACGATTGGCGAACAGCAGGTAATGGTCGACTTGTTTGGCATCGCGCAGCTTTCGAATGCGCGGCACCTCCTCCCCGATGACCGTATGGATCGAGCCAGCGCTATAGAAATCCGATTCGCTAAAATGCTTGTTGTAGCCGTTGGTGTGTTTGGCCTGGACAATCGTCGTACCAATCCAGGGTGCAGCCTTGCTCGGGTGAAGTTCCGCGGTGCCGACGAATTTTGCATCACGTCCACCATCGGCGCCTTTCGCGAATCCCTTGACTGAGGCCCCAAGTAAATGACGGCAGAGAAGGATGATCAGCGTCTCGAACTGTTCGTCGCTCAGATCCTCATATCGGTACATCATGCTGGCATTCGTCCGGCTTCGCCTCACGGACGGAGGCCATCGTGGCGTTTGGGTTTGAGTTGCATAGCATGACGACGGCTGGGTTAACATTGATCTCGCTGCATCCCACCGTCGTCCCCATGCTTTGCTGATGGGAGATAAGCACGGCATGGGTCTTGGGCGCGGACAGAGCACGCGCGCCGCTGGTGCGCGCAAATCTTACGCGTTGCGTGGCGTCTCGCCTCGGTACGCCTACTCCCAGTTCTCTGGATGCGCACGCCAGCCGAGGGATCGGCCACAGAATGGGACGGCCAGTGGTACTTCCAATGATCTGATGACGCTGAGTTTCTCCGAACCGAACCAAATTCAGGAGGTTCGGTCGGAAAGAGACAAGAGCCGTTCAGAGACCGAAATTTGACATTGCGCCAGTCTCTGAAGTTCGGATGGCTTCAGCAAGCCTCTTTGAAACTAGGGTGATATCCAGCGCTCGCGGGGGACTGGTCGAAGTTTGTCACAGGAAAATGGCGGAGAGAAAGGGATTCGAACCCTTGATACGGTTTCCCGTATACACGCGTTCCAGGCGTGCGCCTTCAACCACTCGGCCACCTCTCCGCGATCGCCAGCTT